TTGTTTTGTAATTCTGCTTTCTCTGCTTCTTTCTCTTGTGTTAACTTGTTTTGTAATTCTGCTTTCTCTGCTTCTTTCTCTTGTGTTAACTTGTTTTGTAATTCTGCTTTCTCTGCTTCTTTCTCTTTGAGTTGTATTTGTGTTTCTTCATTAAGTTGTTTATTTTGTTTATTACAATTATTTAAATTATTTATTTGTATTTGTAACTTTTCTTTATATTCATTTTCTATTTCTAATTGTTTTTGTAATAATTTTTTTTCCACTTCATTAGCTTCTTTTAATTGTTGTTCAGCTTCTTTATAAGTTTCTTCTAATTTTGTTAAGTCTTGAACTTTTTTTTTTATTAATTCTTTAGATTCTTTACTTTCACTAGTACATAATTGTAATGATTCTTGAATATCTAATTTTTCCTGTTCTAATTGTTTAATTTTTGACTCAGTTTGTATTTTTATATTAGAAGAAATTGCAATTTCTTTAGCTATTCTTTTTCTTTCTTCTAAACGTTTTTGTTCTTCTTCTTTAGCTTTTTTATTTGCTTCTTCTTCTAAATGTTTTTGTTCTTCTTCTAAACGTTTTTGTTCTTCTTTAGCTTTTTTATTTGCTTCTTCTTCTAAATGTTTTTGTTCTTCTTCTAAACGTTTTTGTTCTTCTTTAGCTTTTTTATTTGCTTCTTCTTCTAAATGTTTTTGTGCTTCTTCCTTTTTGAAAATTTTATCATATTGTTCATTTAATGATTTAAGTTTAATTTTATAATCATTAAATTCTCTTTGTGTTATATCATTATTATAAGTTAAATCATTTTGTTGTTTAATTAATATATTTTTTTGTTTATTTAAATTATTTATTTTTTCTTTTAATTGAATATTACTTAATTTCATAATTTCTATTATAGATGTTAATTGTTTTCCTCTTTCGATGTTTTCTTTAATATTACTATTATATATTTTTGTATAAATATTTACTAATTCATTAACTTTTTCCATCGTTGTTAAATCTTCATCAATATATTTGTTTCTATGTTCTTGTGTTAAATATATATTAGTATAATTTCCTGTTATCCTATTATCTATTTTTATTTTTTGTTGTCTATTTTCTAGATCATTTAATTCATTTTCAATTTTAGAAATATTTTGTATAATATTATTTTTATTAGATTCATATGAATCTATTAAAGATTGTAAATTTTTTATTTTATCGTTTGTTTCATTAATTTTTAAATAAATTTGATGTGACGTTATATCTTCACCTCCAATATGTTTATTACTTCTTACTATAATACCTTTACCTAATATATTTTGTTCTTTATTAAACATATAAGGAAATATATAATATAAAATACAACTTAATATTATAACAAAACTACTACCTATAACCAATCCATATTCACCAACTGCTACTAATACTATTGTAATACAAACTAAAAAAACTATTAAATATATAAATATATTTCTATTAGATACCATTATTAAAAAATAAATACTATAATTAATTAAATTATTATATTATATATAATTTAATAAATAAAAAAAAATATAATTTATGTAATTAATTATAAAATAATATTACCAAAATTTAATTTTTTATTATTAGAATAGTCATGGTATGTATATGTATCAATAATTTTAAATTTTAAATATTTATATATATCTATATTATTTTCAATATTATTAATAATTGAAGTTGTATAATAAATTAATAAATATTTATTATTATTTAAATTAATATATTTATTAATTGTATTTATATTTATATCTTGTGATAAATTAATTAAATATATTAATTTATTCGTGATATTAATATTAATATTTAAACTATTATGTATTTTCATTAATTCAAAAATATCAATAATATTAGTTAAATTTTTATAATGTTTAACATATTTATTTTCTATATATAATCCGGCATAAATAATATTATATTTATTACAATTATGATATAATTTATAATATAAATTATAATTTGTTATAATATGATTAATATTATTATTATATATATATTTAGAATATAACCAATCTTTTATATACTTATCAGAATTATTAGATTTAGTATCTAATTCTTCTATATTAGAATAATCCGAATCTGAATTTGAATCTGAATCTGAATCTAATAAAATTAAATCATTATTAATAAATATAATATTTTTATAATAATTAAAAATTAAATCATTAGGAAACTTTTGAATATAATAGTATTGTAATTTATTAATATAATGAAGTAATAAAATTAAAATATAATTAAATAATAATTTACATTTATTATAAATAGAAATTATTAATTCATTATTATTTATTATTAATTTAATAAAAATCTTTATTTTATTATTAATTAGATGTTTAATTATATCAAAATTATAATTAAAATAAAATAGAGTTATTGTAAATATAATAAAGTAAAATAAATAAATATACATTATTTTTTTATAAATATATAATTATTAATTAATTAAAATTTAAAATTGAATATTAATATATATATTATATATATTATTTATATAATTAATTATAAAATTAATTAATTATGAGTGATAATGAAGAATATGATGAATATATAGAAACTGATTATATAGATGATTATGATAATGATTATGATAATGAAATTGATAATATAAAAAATGTAGACTCGATAATTAAAAGTGAATTAAATAATACTAATAAAAAAAAACAAAAGGGTAAAATATCTAAAAAAAAAAATAATAAAAAAAATGAGGATGAAGAAGAAGAAAATGAAGAAGAAAATGAGGATGAAGAAGAAGAAAATGAAGAAGAAGAAAATGAAGATGAAGAAAATGAAGATGAAAATGAAGATGAAGATGAAGATAATATTATTATAGAAGAAGAAGATGAGTATATTGATAATAATGAACTTATATCAGTTAATAAAATAGAAAATATTGTACATCCTAATAATAGAATAACTTCACAATATCTATCAAGATATGAATATTCGAAAATTATTGGAATAAGAGCTGAACAAATATCGCAAGGTTCTAAAGTATTTGTTAATACTGATAATATGAATGATCCAATTGAAATGGCAAAAAAAGAACTGTATGAAAATAAAACACCATTATCAATTAAAAGATATATTGGATTGACAAAATATGAAATATGGTCAGTTAATGAATTAATAAAAAAATCATATCAATAAGTAGATGTATTTATTAAATATATCTACTTATTGATATTATATAAAATAATAAATATATTTATCATATATTTATTATTTTTATTTATTTTTTTATTTTATATTTTATATATATTAAAGTATATAATAACATATTAATTATAAAAATATGAGTCAAACAAAAAATACTAGAGATGAAAGAGCAATTCCATTATCAAATAGTAGTGGATTATATGCACCATTAATTAGAGCTATTAATAAAATTAATTTACTTCGTACTGAAACTGAAAATGAACATAAAATGGGTGATAGTATGGAATCATTAGGATTACATAAAGAAAAATTTAGAAAAGAAAGACTTGAAGCAAATGAAGCTGGTATTGATGCTGCAGCTTTAGCTGTAGGTCAACCTACTGTTGACCAAATTAGACAATTTAGAAGAATTCAATTTGGTATCGAATAAATATAAAAAAATAAACTTTTATTTTTTTTAGATTATTATTATTATTATTATTATTATTATTATTATTATTATTATTATTATATTATTCTGATACATTATCATTATAAATAAAATTATAATAAATATAAATATACTTCATATTACGAATATAATCAGTCAAAATTGATTTCCCTTCAAATACATTTAAATTTAATTTACTATTATTAATATCAATTAATAATAATAAAGATAATTTATTTAAATTATTAATATTATTAATTTTAAATTGAGGCATATCAATTAAATTAGTATTAATTGTAAATGAATTATTCATAATATTATGAATATTGTGGATATTATTATATAAAATATCTTTATTAGTTAAAATATATAATGGTAAATAACTAATAAGAATTGATTAATACTATATAATTCTTGTAAATACTGTGGAAATAATGCTTTAAAAATATAATGTTTATTAATTGTAATCAATGATTTAAGCTTATTAAAATTTAAAATATTATCAATATCACATTGATAATTATTTTTATCAATATTAAATTTATTATTATTTAATAATTTATGGTTATAAATTAATTGTCTAATATTTGATAATAAAGTACTTTCAATTAAAATATTAGAATATTCATTAGTAATATTAAAATTTTTTGATCTTAAAATAAAACCAAAATTAGGAGAATATATATTTTGATTGAGTGTATAATTTTTAAGCATTAATTGATCATTATTATTTAATAATTGAATATTTGGATTATTATTATTATAAATATCTGACCTATTTTTTTTTAAATAATTAATATATTCAGAATATGCATTTTGAGTAATATTAAAAATTTCATTAATATTATTATAATTAAATTCTATTTTTTCTTGGATTGGTAATCCAATCTCATCATCATATGAAATATCCAAGTTTAATTGATTATTTAATTTATACATATCAACAGACTGTAATAAAATAATTTGATTAAATTGTTCATAATTCGTTTTTTTTCCTAAAACAAATGGATGATAATCATAATACTTAAAAATTAAGCTATAGCATTTATTTTTATCTAATTTATCATAACTAAAATCAGGATATTTTAATAATAATTCATTAATTATTTCTAAATAAGTTTTATTATTATGGAAAATTAAATTATTAACATCATATCCTTTTGTAGTTGAAAATACCCAATGATCATTATAATAATATAAATTAACATTTGTACCATCATAAATTTTATATATATTATATAACCCTTGTTTATAGAAAGTATTAATATTATTTCGTTTTAATTTTGATAAATTAAAATTTTGTGGAGGATATGTTAATAATTTATATTTATATTCATTTTCATTTTTATTTTCATTTAACTCAATAATTAGACCATTACATTCAAATGAAATTGGATTTGTAAAATCTGATTTTGAACGATTAGAATTAAAAATAATTCTTTTTTTATCATCAATAACATTTTCAACAACTGTTTTAATATAGTTTGGTGGTTTATAGAAATAATTTCTAATATATTTAATATCTTTATCTTCTTTTCCTTTTAAAAATTTTAATGTATTCATATTTAATAATTATTTATTTATTTGTTTTTTCTATCTTTTAAAATAATTTTATAGAATATATAATATCTATATATTTATATTTAATATGATATTAAATATCAATTTTTTATTTACTACATAATAAAATTTAATATTTTATTTTCAAAAATAATTAATGTTTTTTTTAAATCATATTCAGTTATATTTAAATTTTGTAATATATCGTTACAATCATCATAATATTTATATTCATCTATATAAAAATTGTAGTATAATATAATTTGTTCTTTTAATTTATTAATAATTTTTTGTATACTTTTTGCAGCAGTTATAACTAATTGTGATCTACTTATATCAGATAAAATTTCTATATAAAAATATAAATCATCATAAATTTTATTATCATTAGTAAAATAATCCATAAAGTTATCATTATATATATTTATATTAAATAATATTTCAGATTTATCTTCAATATTATTTAATGTATCATTAGTAATACTTATAATAGTCATTTATAATAATAATATAATTTTATATTTAAATTATAATTTATGTAAATCTTTTACTAATTTTAAAACCTTTTTAGTATTAACTTCATTTTTTTCAATTTTTATTATTAATTTTTCTTCTAATTGTTTAATATATAAATTTTGATCATCAATTTTTTTACTCAATTTATTAATTATAGTATCATAGGCTTCTCTAATAGCATGTAATTCATAATAACTAGTTTCATCTATTTTTTTATAAATTGTTTTAATTAGATCTAAATATAAAGTATAACCCTTTGATGTATCACTTTGATTAAATATTATTCTAAAATAATTTCTACCTTGTTTTGATTTATTAAATATTTGTATATAACCACCTTTAACAAAAGTACCATCTAATTTATCATAACTAATAAAAACACCTGGTTCTAAATTTACCCATTTATCTTCTGGTATAACTATAGTATTTTTAATTAATTCTGTTTTTTCTTCTAAAGTATATATTTTTTTATCTTTAGATAATTTTATTTTTTTATTATCAGCATTATTGTTATTAATATCTTTTTCAATATTATTATTAATTATATCAGTTTGTATATTATTTTTATCACTACGTAAATTAAACATAATAAATATAAATATTAATAATATTTATTTTTAGTATAATATATTAGTATAAAATATTATATATTTATATAATTATTATAATTGTTAATAATTTAATAATATGATTAATGATAAATATAAAAAAAAATGCGAACATAAATATAAAGAAATTGAATTACATAAAAATGATATTTATAATAATTTATTAAATTATTATAAGATACCTTATAATAATTTAATAAATTTGAAAGATAATTTAGAAATTATAAAAGATATAAATAAAAATAAAACTATAAATTTTAGTTATAAAAATAGTTCAATTAATAACTTAATTGATATATTAAATATAAAATGTAATATAAGTATAGATAAAATAAATACAATTTGTTCTGTATTTAAAATAAGAAAAGATAAAAATATAATAAATTACTCATATTTATTTAGTATAATAGATATAAAAAAATATGAAGAATATAATAATTTAAATAAAAATGAAAATAAATTTAATGAAATAATTCAACATAGTTTTATTACAACTAGTCCTGATTTAATATCAGCAGATGGTGAATTTAGACATAGATTAATAGAAATATCGAATTTATGTTTTTTAAATAAATATATATCATTAGTAAACTATATAGAAAAATATATATATATAAAATTTGAGAATGAAGATATAGAAATATTATATGAATATTTTAATATATATGATAAAAAAATAGAAACACTATTATATAAAAATATAATAGATACAAAATTATCAATTAAATTATTTATTATATCATGGATATGTGAAATAATGAATATAATAAATAATACAAAACAAATTAATATAAATAATGAATATTATGATATAATGTATACAAAAAAAGATATAAAAATATTTACAGAATATATTAAAAAAAAAGATAATTTAATAATAGTAACACAATTTATAAAAGATTTTACAAATATAAATTCAATATCTAATAATTTAGAATTATCACAAAAAATAATACCACAATCAAATTATGAATTTAAAAATTATAGTAAATTAATAACTAGAATAGGTACAGAATTATTAATTAATAATATTGTAACAAATTTAAAATATAATTTAGTATCAGAATCATATTGTATTTTTTATGATTGGTTTTTTATATCTAATTCGAAAAAAACATTATATGATAATAAAAATATAATAAAATTAATTGAATATAATGAATTAAATAAAAAAATTTTAAATTATTTATATAATTCAAAATTAGAAATTAATAATATTAATCATAATGATAATATTCATAATAAACTTATATATAAAAAATTATTAGATAATATTAATACTAATATTAAAATAACTGAAAATAAATTACTTATGTCTGATATATCTACTTGTTTTATATTTGAATATATAGGTAAATCTTTTTATAATAATATAACAAATATAGATATGTATAATATTATATTTAATAATTATAATTTATTTTCTAAAATACTATTTGATATTATTTATGGTCTATATTGTTTAAATATAAATGGTATTATACATGGTGATTTACATTTAAATAATGTAACAATCAATAAAAGATATAACGTAGAACAAAATACTTATGTAATGTATAATTTAAGTAATAATATACATAATAAAATACCAGAATACATAAATAATAAAATTCCTATAGAAAATATAAAAAATAATATAAATGATATATATTTATTTGAAGATAATAATTTAACTGCATGTATAATTGATTATAGTAGATCATATATATTATTAAAAGCAATTAAAAATAATATATTAGAAAAATACAAAAACAAAAGTAGATTAGAATTTATAAAAAATGAAAAAAAAAGATATATTAAAGAATTAACACAATTATTTCCAAATTATGTTAATAATAATAAACATAAAATAGATATTTTATTTAATAATACTAATTTTGAAATATTTTTTATATATTTTTCAGCAATAGATATTTTCAAATTTAGTACAAATATTTTATTATTTTTAGAT